CCTGATTCTTATTTTAATTCTATACAAGATGCCAATGACAATTGGATAACATCAATTGAAGAAATGGAGCAATGTGTAAACCCTGATTTTCTTTGGGTTAAAGATTTGCCATTGATTGAATATATACCAAAACCAACACCACCACTTTTTGAATGAAATATTTAGTTCCATTACTATTTTTAGTTATATCATGCACGCCTCAAAGAAGATTTAATAGGTTAGTAAAAAAGTATCCTTATCTTTTAACTGCTGATACATTGGTTGTAAAAGATACAGTTCGAGACACAATTCGAATTACTGTACCAGAAGTATCAGTTGATACTATAGTTAACGCGAAAGACCTTTACGATACAGTTACTATAGAGAAAGATCGTGTTAAAATTAAAGTATGGCGAGTAAAAGACAGGGTATATATAAATGGCAAATGCGACACCATATATATCGAAAAGCCAATAGAACGAATAGTATATAGGAAGATACCTATTAAATACTACGAGAAAAACCCTTTGTATAAAATATTGCTTAATAGCATTATGGGAATTTTATTAATTTTGTTAGTATTATATATTACTTACAGAATTATAAAAAAATACCTATTGTGAAAACAAAATTACTTTTATTAGCGTCATCATTTTTAGCAGTAATATCGCCAGTTAAACCTATAGTATATATAGCCTTACTTGCAATAATTTTAGATACATCATTTGGCGTATGGAGGAGTGCCAAAAAAGGAGGATGGAAAGCAATTAGAAGCAGAAGGTTATCACACGTTATAAGTAAATCAATTCTTTATTGTGGAGCTATACTATTTGCATTTTTGATTGAAAAATACATAGCTGCTGACTTATTAGCTAACTTCATATCCACTGATCTTATAATGACAAAAATAGTAGCATTCTTTTGTGTTGCTGTAGAAATAAAATCAATGAATGAAAGTTATGAATCAGTTACAGGTAAAAATATATTAAAATCATTAAGAGAGTTTATAACAAGAGCAAAAGAAGAAGCAGATAAATTAACATGAAGTTAGATACAACAAAAATTGTTCAGCGTAGATTAAAGTCTAGTCAGTATTTCCAAGAAGATGTACCTAAAAATCAAATATATTTACATCATACAGCTGGAAATGGTGATCCTGTAGGAGTAGCTAAATATTGGGATAGTAATAAAGATAAAATAGGAACTGCTTTTGTAATAGGTAATAAGGGTACAATTGTACAATGTTTCTCATCTAGGGAGTGGGCTTATCATTTAGGATTAAAGAACGCTCCATTTTCAAATATTGGACTTCCGTATAAAGCATTAGACAAAAATTCAATTGGTATTGAGGTGTGCAATTGGGGAATGTTAAAAGAAAGCAATGGAAATTTTTACAACTATGTTGGCGGAATAGTAGATTCTATTAATGTAACAAAATTAGAAAAACCATTTAAGGGATATTTATATTGGCATAAATATACTGATGAGCAAATTGAGAGTCTGCGTCAATTGTTAGTTTATCTATGTGAGACTTATGATATTTCAAAAGATTACAAAGATGACATTTGGGATTTATGCAAACGAGCTATGAAAGGTGAGAATGGTATATTTACACACAATTCAGTTCGTAAAGATAAGTCTGATATGTACCCATGTCCTAGAGTAATTGAAATGCTTAAAAATTTGTAACTTTATAGCATGAAAAAGCAAAAAGACATTTCATCTTTTGTATCAAAACCAAAGGTAAGCCGCCCAGGTATTCATGCTAAAACAAAAACTTCGAAAACGAAGTCAAGTAAAAATTATAAAAAACAATATAAAGGTCAAGGTAGATGAAAGCATCAAACTATCAAGCAAAATCACCAAGTGTTAATGATTTAATTTTTGGTACTCAAAACTCCACTGGAGATACTGTAAATTTTAGAATTCAAGATGTAGTTAATCTAACTCAATCTCCATCTGTTGTTTCTACAAATACATTAACTACGTACACTATACTTAGTATAAATACTTATTTTACTGGTACGGCAGGTGCTAGTTTTGCAATAACTCTTCCTACAGCAAGCGAGTCTATTGATGGTGTTAAATATGTTATTATGTCAACTACAAATAGACCTACAACAACATGGGTAATTCCTGGCGCTAATGCTATAGTTGGATCACCTTCGTCATTGGTTGCTAATACCCCTATTTGTTTTCAGTATAATAATTCTAATACTACATGGTATATATCTATGTAATATTTACTAAATTTGTAATAAATTTAATAAAATGAAAAAAATAGAACAAGACGAGCTGTCAAAATTGACAGAACTAAACAAAAGCTTTAGAGATTTAAAATTTCAAGTTGCTGACATTGAACTTTCTCTTGAAAGATTAAAAAAACAAAAGTCTGCTACATTATCAAGCCTAGAGACATCTGCTCACGACCTATCAAAATATCAAGAAGATATTATTGCTAAGTATGGTGATATAACCATTAACTTACAAACAGGTGAATATCATTAGAAAAATATCAATCGGTCCTGATTACATGAAATCAATGAACTATACTACTGGACAGGAAGTTCTTGATAAGAGTTATTCTATTTATCAAATAATAAGAAATGATGATGGAATAAAACTTTACATCATTAAAGAGGATGAAATTGTTTTATGGAAAGAGTTTTCAAATACCGTTCCTGTATCAATTGAATATAATATAAATTTCTAATGAAATCACCATACTGTTTTATCATCAAGGCTGTTGATGGTAGGAGGTATGACAATATAAGAACTTACGGAAATACCGAGTTTATTATAAGTGCCTCCCAAGAAGATCATACTGTATCAAATAGATTTGCAGAAGTAATATCTGTTCCAATTTATTATAATGGACCAATAGTACCTGGAGATATTGTTGTAGTGCATCACAATGTTTTTAAGTTTTACTATGATATGCGAGGACGACAAAAGAGTAGTTGGCATCACTTAAAGGACGACCTGTTTATTGTTGAACCAGAACAAGTGTATCTATACTCTAAAGACAAAAACCTTTGGAGCGCACCATCTCCATTTGTTTTTGTTAGACCTATACCATCTGAAGATAAAATATTTAGCCCTATAAATGGGATTGAGGAGTTGTGGGGGGAATTGGTATTTAAGAATGATGAATTAGATGAGGTAGAGATTGGTGATATTGTATCGTTTACTCCAGATAGTGAATATGAATTTAGAATAAATAATGAAATTCTTTACAGAATGTACAATCGAAATATATGTCTAAAAAAATAGAGATATTAGAGGCAGCAAAGGTTGCCATTGATGAATTGATAAAGGTATTAAAAGAGCCTATTATCACTAGGTCTGAAGATGACATATCTGCTGACAAGTTAAAGAACGCTGCGTCAGCTAAAAGATTGGCATTTGAAGATGCTTTAAATATGTTATCTAAGATTGAAGAAGAAGAGAATAAAAGTAGCGATTCACAGATTCCTACGATAAACGTAGGAAATGGTGGATTCGCAGAAGGCAGAGCGAAAAAGAAATAAATACTTTTTGCAAAAGCATATATAAATGGAAAATAATCTTTACAAAATACTTGACGATCATATCACAAAAAATGTGATAACTACAAAAAATAGATTCAAGAGTTGGGAGTATGGATACAATAAAGATTATGATGTTGTTGTCATATCAAAAGACGGAACTATTGGTGAGATATATGAGATTAATAGTGTAAAGATAGCTTTACCGTCTAGGCCTGACAAAGTTGCTAATTATGGAAACAAATGGGTAGCACAAGAATATCCAACTGAATTGCAAAAAATTAAAACAATATTTGATTGGAATAGAAGAGATAATGCTTTTAAGTCAAAATATGTTGACTTAATTGAAGGCGAATTTGACAAAAGGGAGAATGGATATTGGTTCATAAATAATGGTGTGCCTACATACATGACAGGAACGCATTATATGTATTTACAATGGACAAAGATTGACATTGGCTTGCCTGACTTCCGAGAATCAAATAGAATATTTTATATATATTGGGAGGCATGTAAGGCTGACAGTAGATCTTTTGGAATGGGTTATTTAAAGAATAGGCGTTCTGGATTTTCATTTATGTCAAGTGCTGAAATAAGCAATACAGGTACAATAGTTAGGGATTCGAGAATTGGTATATTATCAAAAACTGGTAGTGATGCCAAGAAGATGTTTACGGATAAAGTTGTTCCAATTGTAAGAAACTATCCATTTTTCTTTAAGCCGATTCAAGACGGTATGGACAATCCAAAAACCGAATTAGCTTTTCGTGTTCCTGCAAGTAAGATTACTCGTAAAAACATGGATCAGGAAAATCAAGATGATATTGATGGTCTTGATACAACAATTGACTGGAAGAACACAGCTGACAATAGTTATGATGGTGAGAAGTTATTAATGCTTGTACATGATGAATCAGGAAAATGGGAGAAGCCTGAAAACATATTAAATAACTGGCGAGTAACAAAAACTTGTTTAAGGCTAGGTAGTAAAATTGTTGGCAAGTGCATGATGGGATCAACATCAAATGCTTTGAATAAAGGAGGTGAGAATTTCAAGAAATTGTATAATGATAGTGATCCAAGAACAAGATCTGCCAATGGTCAAACAAAAAGTGGATTATATTCATTATTTATTCCAATGGAATGGAATATTGAAGGATATATAGACGAGTTTGGTTGGCCTGTATTTGAAGATCCTAAAAAACCGATAATTGGTATTGATGGGGAAATGATAACGCAAGGCGTTATTACTTGGTGGAATAATGAAGTAGCTGCATTAAAAAGTGATTCTGATGCATTGAATGAATTTTACCGACAATTTCCTAGAACTGAATCTCACGCATTTAGAGATGAGTCAAAGCAGTCTGTATTTAACTTAACAAAGATATATCAGCAGATTGACTATAATGATTCACTTATAAAAGATCATGTACTTACAAGAGGTTATTTTCATTGGAAGAATGGTATAAAAGATAGCGAGGTTATTTGGACTCCAGACAAGAATGGTAGATTTTTAGTTTCTTGGATTCCTAATGGTAAGTTACGAAATAATGTTATAACTAGAGGAGGCAAAAAGTTTCCTGGCAATGAACATTTAGGAGCTTTTGGATGCGACCCTTATGATATATCTGGAGTAGTTGGTGGTGGTGGATCTAATGGAGCTTTGCATGGAATGACTAAATTCCACATGGAGGAAGCTCCAACTAATGAGTTCTTTTTAGAGTATATTGCAAGACCTCAGACAGCTGAGATATTTTTTGAAGATGTATTAATGGCTTGTGTATTTTACGGTATGCCAATTTTAGCTGAGAATAACAAAGCTAGATTATTATATCACTTTAAAAATAGAGGGTACAGGGCTTTCTCAATGAATAGACCTGACAAACACAAAACAAAACTATCTAAAACTGAAATAGAAATAGGTGGGATACCTAACTCATCTGAAGATGTAAGACAGGCTCATGCATCAGCCATTGAAACATATATTGAGGAATATGTAGGTCTTGATACCGAAGGAACATACAGAGATAATGATTGCATGGGATCAATGTATTTCACAAAGACATTAGAAGATTGGGCTAGATTTGATCCTAGCAATAGAACAAAACACGATGCTTCTATTAGTTCAGGCCTAGCTATTATGGCTACACGTAAGCATTTGTTTGAAGTAGAGAAAAAGGAATCAAAAATAAGTATTAAATTTGTAAAATACGACAATCGTGGAATTAGAAGCGAAATATTAAAATAATGGAGAAATTATCAGTTGTAATTTATCAATCACCCTTTCCAAACCAAATGGCTAGCGATGAAGAAAAATCTACCGTTGAATATGGTTTGAAAGTTGCAAAATCAATTGAGGGTGAGTGGTTTAAACGTAAAGCAAATACATGTCGGTTCTATGATCAGTGGGGTGAATTCCATCGTTTAAGATTATATGCAAGAGGTGAACAACCTGTACAAAAATATAAAGATGAATTAGCTGTAAATGGAGATATGTCTATGTTAAATTTAGACTGGACTCCAATTCCTATTATACCCAAATTCGTTGACATTGTTGTTAATGGAATGAATGATAGGCTTTTTACTATCAAGGCTGAATCGCAAGATGTTATGTCTGCTGAAAAGAAAAATATATTTCAAGATATGATTGAAGCTGACATGGTAGCAAAAGATTTTTTGCAAATGACAAAAGATCAGTTTGGTATTGATGCATTTAATGTTAATCCTGATGAGCTTCCTGAAAATGATGAAGAATTGTCATTGTATATGCAATTAAAATACAAGCCATCTATTGAAATTGCTGAAGAAGTTGCTATTGATACAATTCTTAAAATGAATGAGTATTCAAAACTTAAAAAGCAGATTGATTATGATTTGACTGTTTTAGGTAAAGCCGTTGCGCGACATACATTTTTAGTTAACGATGGATTAAAAGTTGATTATGTAGATCCATCAAATTTTATTCATAGCTATACAGAGAAGCCTGACTTTTCAGATTGTTATTATTTTGGAGAGGTTAAACAAGTTCACTATACTGAACTTTTAAAAATTAATCCTAATTTAACTGATGAGCAATTGAATGAAATAAGAAACGCATCATCCGCTTGGTATGATTATTTTCCTATTATACGAAACTATCAAGATAGCGCATTTTTAAATGAAGTAGTTACATTACTTTATTTTAATTACAAGACCAGTAAACGATTTGTATGGAAAAAGAAAATTCTTGAGAATGGTGGAGAGCGAGTAATTAGAAAGAACGATACATTTAATCCTCCAATTGAGGAAGGAATGATGTTTGAAAAAGTTGAAGCGGTTCGAGATGTTTGGTATGAAGGCATATTGGTAGGTGGATCTAATATCATATTGAAATGGGATATGATGAAAAACATGGTTAGACCTAAGTCAGCTACACAAAAAGCACTTCCTAACTATGTTGTATTTGCTCCTAGAATGTATAAGGGAAATACCGAATCATTGGTAAGGCGCATGATTCCTTTTGCTGATCAGATACAACTTACTCATTTGAAGTTACAACAAGTAATGGCGCGAGTAGTTCCTGATGGGGTGTTCATTGATGCTGATGGTATTAATGAAGTCGATCTTGGAACAGGAGCTGCTTATAATCCAGAAGATGCGTTAAAATTATATTTTCAAACTGGTAGTGTTATTGGTAGAAGCTACACTCAAGATGGAGAATTCAATAATGCTAGAGTTCCTATTCAAGAATTAAATTCAAATAGCGGTCAATCAAAAATGGCTGCTTTGATAGGCAACTACAATCACTATCTAAATATGATACGTGATGTAACAGGTATTAATGAAGTAAGAGATGGGTCAACTCCTAGCCCTGACGCATTGGTTGGTGTACAAAAGTTAGCAGCATTAAATTCAAATACAGCAACCAGACACATATTAGAAGGTGGTCTTAATATAACAAAGAAACTAGCTGAATGTTTATCAATACGAATTGCTGACATATTAGAATATTCTGACTTTGCTGAAGAGTTTGCAATGCAGATAGGCAAGTATAATGTTGCTATTCTAAATGACATCAAAGATCTTTATTTGCATGATTTTGGTATTTTTATTGAGTTGTCTCCAGATGAAGAGCAAAAGCAAATGCTAGAGGCTAATATACAAGTATCATTACAACAACAGACTATTGATTTAGAGGATGCTATTGATATTAGAATGATTAATAATATCAAGTTGGCAAATGAATTGTTAAAGCTAAAAAGAAGAAAAAGGCTAGAGCAAAAACAGAAAGATCAAGAGATGCAATTCCAAATGCAAATGCAAAGTAACATTCAATCTCAACAGGCAGCTGCTGAAT